CGCCTGTTTCCTCCTCTTTTGTTTCTTCGTCGAGTACATTGTCCACTTCTGTAAATTCAAGCGGTTGTATCGTCTTAAAATAGGTGTTTAAGGAAATGCTATTTACTGCAAGTATCTCGTCAATAACATCAAGCAATTCCTCTTGGAATGTTCTGATAACTAAATTGTCGTAAAGTAAAGATGCGGTTTTGATTTCGTCGGCATTGTTTCCAAGTCCATTGTTTCCTGTTCTTATTCCCAAAAGCATTGGAGATGTAACTTTATGCCCTACAATTAGTTTTTCTTGGCATTCTCTTGAAAGATATTCATAGTGCTGTGGTGCGTCGTTCAAAGGTAAATCTTCAACCGTTGTTGCTCCTTCTTTGTTGTTGTTAAATGCAACTATAACTTTTTCGCCTCTTGCCCCTGTGAGTTTATTCATCACATCACGCTTAATCTCTCTGCGTTTTTCTTCGTCGGGAACTCCGTTGTTGAAGTTGATAACCTTAGTACCACTAAACCCGTTCAAGGTGTCGTTGATTAAGTAGTCGGCAATTTCTTCTTCGAGTACTGCATAAGGCAAAGCACCTTGATAATCTACGGGAGGGTAATAAGAATAACCTGCAACGTATGGCGCAACTACATAGATTTCATTTTCTTTTCCGTTTCCAAAACCAAAAGCAGGAATACGCAAAGGCTTGTCTGATGATTTAAACTCTGCCCAATTTGGGTGATAGTACCACGCTTCAATCTCTCCGTCTTCGTTGCATTTTTCAGCACGTAGAGTGTTCATAGGGAAATGTAGAGCCTTGTTTACTTGTCCACCCTTGTAGTTGATTTGAAAAGCACCCATACCCAAGAGTTTCCTGTCCATTATAACACCACGCAAACAGTCTTTTGAAAAGATAGTTTTCATTTGTGCATACTGTTCGGGTTTTCTGTTTGAATCCGTAGCATCCAATCCTTTTCCGTAAATCATTCTGACCATTGAGTTGATGATTCCCCCGTTGGTTGTTGATTTCGTACTTCTGTCGATTAAGAACTGAAAATAATTGTTATCTTCTCCGTACATTACCCAATCCTTGTTCTTTACTTCTTCAACAACGGGAGTTGTGTATTTGGAAAGTGATACAACCTCAATTTCTGATTTGTTATTTCTTCTACTCATTGTAAACTATGTATTCGTTTGTACTTTCGTGTTCTGTGTAAACATTCTTATTAATACTGTAATCGCTTACCGTTTGGTCTGTGCAAAAGATTCTGCCCTTGTAAACCGTTTTAGAGCCATTTAAAGCGTTAAAAGTGTAAAACCTATCTTCTACTAAGGTAAAAGAAATATCAGCCTTTAAATAGTACCCGTCTTTCGTAAAGGTTGCGGATATGGTTGAACTTGTGTTTGCTTGTTCGTCTGTTAATACAATAGAATCAGCAACGTATTGTCTTGGAATGAATTTCAATTCCTGTGCGTTCGTGCTTGTTGTTAGTATTATCATTTCTTTTATTTTAAAACAAATTATATAGGTTTATGTTTTTTATTTTAAAAAAAAAATTAAAAAAATGCTTGTATTTAAAAAAAACTTGTATATTTGTATCAAACAAAACAGATAAACACTATGACAACTACACAACTAACAAACGACATAAACAAAACAAGAAAAAAAATATCTAAAGGTAATTTAAAATTCGGAGAAGAAAGTGAGTTACATTTAAGAGTAGATACTTTGTGCAGGATAAGAAAAGGACTTGAAAGATTAGAGAGTGAACTAAAAAACTTAAACAACAGGTAAAAATATAATCTAAAACTCAAACCAACGGGAGCGTAAAACCTCCCTTTTAAGACAATAAAAAAGGTGTAAACAATTAAGTCTACACCTTTCTCTTTTTAATGCGTTAGAACGCTTCTTAGTTCGCTTGAACGTCGAATCCTGCGTTGCCTACACCAATCAATGAAGAAGCTACGAAGTAAGCCAAGTTGTCCTCTTTAGAAGCCAAAGTCAAAGTGTATCCGTTGAACTCATTCATATCTGCACCACTTGCAGTGTTCACTGTTACATCTACACCGTTCTTGATTCCGAAGATTCTGAACAAACCATCATATCCTTCAGCAATGATTTGAGGACGACCCTTAGACAAAAGAACCATTTGCGCCTGTGTTGTAGCGTCTTGTTTCTTTAGTGTAATAGTTCCACTCCCTTCAAAGATTGAAGTCCCTGCATTGATGTCTTTGGTGTTAGCCTCGTCAATGTTGTTTGTCCCTCGTAGTTCGTATTTGAAAACGTCATAACCTCCCGTTGTTAGAGCGGTTATTTCTTGTCCTCCTACACTTCCCACGTCGGGGATTGTAGCGTCTGCAAACATTCCTTTTGCGAAGTTTGCCACGTAGATTGCCTTGATTCCTCCAAGACTGTCCAAGCAGTTAGCGTCATTTCTTCCTGCGGTAATATCACAAGCCATAATTTTATTATTTAAAAGTTAGTTATAAAAAAAAGGGATAGGCAAGAACCCACCCCTCTTTCAATTTGTTAGTCTGCTAATTATGCAGGTGTGTAAAGTACGATTTCCGCACCAAATGCGTATTGAACCGTTGCAGTAAAACGCATTATTACGCGAACATTTTGACTTCCGTCCAAATCTTGCATATCCAAAACTTTTACTTCGTTTTCGTCAGACAAAAGTCCCGTTCCGAAAAACAAGTTTGAAGATTCAGCAGCTACGATGTAGTTACTTGCCAATCCGTTTGCTACGAATACAGGAACTCCGTCGAACATAACATCTCCAAGAGATTGGTTTGTTCCGTTTCCTCCAACACCGTTTGCACCTACTCCTGCGGCAGCAAAACCACCTAAAGCACGAACATAAGCACGATATACGTTTTGAGCAACGTAGATTTTTAATTCGGGAGAACCATACAAAGAAGCATCGATTGCATCAACCACCTTTCCAAGTTCGTCAATTACGTTTGCAGCAGTTACAGTTGTTCCAACTACGTCCACAACAGTTGCATCAGCAGTAGCCAAAGCAACGATTCCGTCAAATTCTCCTTCAGTTCCGTCAGCACCTTGCCAAATGTTGTTTTCGATTTTAGTCGCTACTTTTTCAGCTACGTGAGCAACCAAGAAAGATTGGAAATCGGGAGGCAAAGTATCGAATGCAGAATATCCCATAGAGATAGCATCCCAATCCGCTCTGAATGGAGTTTTACAAAGTTCCAAGTTTACTTGAAATTCTTTTGGTGTAATGATTCTTTCTGTCAAAGTAACAGAAGAAGTTGCAGTAAAGTCGCAAGTACCATCAGCAACAAGGTCACCCGTTGCGATTTTTTTAAGTACTTCTGATTTCTTTACGTTAGGTTTAACAGTGATACCACCGTTTTCGATTGTGTTTCCACTTAGCAAAGCTGCGGCGATGTAGCCTTGTGCTTTTTCTCCTGCGTAAGTAGTAGTGATTGATGTTGTTGTTGCCATTTTTTAAAAATTTAAGCGTTTAATTATTATTTGAATAGTTTATTGTAAATCGTTGATTTAACTGTCTTAGGTGCTTTTTGAGAATACAAGAAAGTATCTTTTTTAGCAGCAGTAGCTTCGGGATTGTGTTTGATTGGTGCAACCTCCTCGGCACTCAACTCAACTTCTTCCTTCACTTCCTCTTTAGGTTCTAAAGCCAATTTCAATGCATCAATTTCTTTTTGCATTTCTTCGATTTTAGCAAAGTGAGTTTCTTTAGATACAGACTCAACAACTTTTTTCGGTGCTGCAACTTCTGCTTCCATTTCTTGCTCCTCTACTTCTGCCTCAACAGGCGCTTCTTCTACTTCTTCAACTTCTTCTTCTTTGTCTTTCATTTCGGAGATGATTCCCTCCTCAACTACAACAAGAATTTTTCCGTCTTCAAGTTCGTACTCTCCAATAGGTAGAGCAATCTTTTCTTCTTCTGAAACGATAAAGACTTCCGCCCCCGCTTCAAATACTTCTGCCTCGATTTCAGTACCGTTTGCAAGTTTCATTGTCTCCAACTTAACTTCCATACCTAACAAGGTTTTGATTTGATTGATTTTGTTCATTGTATATTTATTTAATTATAGGTATTTTTTTGCTTTGTTTATTATCTAACTTCCCCACTCTTTAAAAAGTTTACAACTTTACCAAATTCTTTTTCTTTATTTTTTACTGCTCCTAAATTAACGGGAGACTTGACACCTAAATCTTCGGCTGCTTGTTGTATTTTTTCCGCTTCTTTAACCGCTAATTCCATTTGATTATGTGCAGAACGCATATTTGTTTCTACTTTATTGTAAGCACCCGCAGCTACTTTTCTAAAACTATTAGCCTTGTCGATTATTGAATTATAATCATCAATCAAACCTAACTCAACCTCTTGAGATTTCAATTCTGTTGATTCCTTGAATAGCTTGTTCCCTATTTTTCTTAAGTTGCTCATTTGTATATTTATTTTAAAACGTTAATTGATTACTTTTGTTGTAAATTCAAAACTACTCTTGTATCACAGTATAAGATGATTGGCTTTTAAGAGTTCCAATCCCTTGATTGATTAACTTGCCTTTGCAACAATCTTTTGAGTATCTTTTTCCGTCAGCGCATAAGCACCCACGTCTTGAATTTTTAGGACTTGTATAACTGCTCATTAGTCTTTTAGTATTTCGATTATTTTATTCAATAGTTCTTCTTCTGTTTCTTGCTCAACCTCCGACATTAATCCTAACTTCTCAATCTTGCTTTTTGACCAACGCAAAGCAGCCTTTCCACCCCACGCATCAAACATCAACTTTCCACATCCATCAGAATAGCTTTTAGAACTCTCTAAATCGACTAAATGTCTTGAAAGGTACGAATACATTCTTTTGATTGTTTTTGCGCTTATTGGCTCTCCTTTTGCTAATTGATTGGCACGTTGTTTACCAACCCCTGTTCCACAAGAACCCCAACCGTTTTTCTCTGTCCATTCCAATACTTTTTTTGCATTGCTCTTAACTCCTTGAGG